GCAGATTCTTTTGCGTACTCTTCTGACTGCTCTTTTAGCTCTTCAATACCGCGTATTTCGATATTATCAAGAAGCATGGGCAAGCCTTTGGAGTTTATAAAGTCAGCGAATACAGTTGAGCTTTGCATTAATCCTTGTATTGTTTTTAAAGCTATTTCTTTTTGCATTGCAAAGTTAACGCCAGTTTCAACTTTTACTTGCAAGCTGTTGGGATCGTAGTTCATAAACAACGAACCTTTTTTGTTGATGATAGTGTAATCTCGCTTCCCTGTAGGCATCAAAATAGGCAAACTTCTCGGAGTACGATAAAACTTAGGAATTAAATCAACAATAATCTGCGCGACTCTATTCAATCCTTTAATATATCCCACAATATAAGGCATAGATGCATTGTTAGACTGCATAGCACCATTCGCAATTGCAACTCCTGACATTTGATTGCTTTGATTTCCTAAAGCGCTGTCATAAGTACCTAAAATTGTTTGCGTCATCTCGTCAGACATTCTAAATGTATTAGTAATTTCTGGCGGAATTGGTGTGCGTTGGACTTCTCTTGGCGGAGGCAAAGTAACTTCTGGGCTATTAACGTCTAGAAAGTGATTATAAATAAGCGCGTCAGCTTTTTGCACATTTGTGTAAGCTTCTGTGTACTCAACCGGAATTGATTCAACTGCTACAACCCACTTATGTTGCACTGTATTTTCAATTTCATTACCCAGAGATTGCCCTGCAAAATTCTTAAGTCTCTGAATGCCTTTTGCGTGATAAACATAAGGTCTTGTCATCTGATAAGACGCATCATTTTCAGTAAGATTAACTGAATTCCCATCAACAAAAATTAATGGTAGCTGCTTATAATTTGTCGGAGTGTAATCAAGCATGTCATTTTCACAGAATCGATAGCGAACTATTTCTTCTATAGAAGTCCATCTTGGATCGCCAACAGGCAGCGGCGGTTGTTCAATCTTTTCTGAACTTTCCCACGCACTAATAAAAGCTATATATTCTTTTTCAGTGACAGTATGGCCGTTTGTTAGCTTTATAATTTTTACGCGTTTACGAACTTTTTCGTAGTAATCGCAGACAAGTGCAATTTCTTCTTGCTCGTTTTTATAAGACCAACCAAACCCTGATAAGTTTCTAGTAAAAGTCATACTCTCAGCACGTTTTTTTCCGTACTCTTCTTCAAACTGCTTTCTAGTTTTAGGAAACAATTGGAAGCAATAATTGCCGTCTCCTTTATGCGAGTCTCTAGCAAGAGGGTCAAAGCCCGTCAACGTCGGATCAAACACTCGGCCAACATAAATATTTTGCTCGAATGACATTTCGTTAACGTAGTCTGTATAAACTTCAAGAACTGAAAAGCCGCCAGCTAATAAATCAGAATAAACGTTATACTCAAGCTTATCGTTTGAAGCATCAAAAAATATTGCTCGCAAATGAGACTCAATAACCTTTATTGTTTCTACAAATTCTTTAGTGAGCATGGAAACTGGGACGCCGTCAGCTGCTCTCACTGTCAAAGATGGTTGTTGCTTAGAAAACTCACCTCTCAATCTAGAGATATAAGCTTCTAAAATATTAAACTCAATCGTTGGCTTTCCAACATCTCTAAGCGTTGACTCTTCATCTTCAGTCATTGACGTCTTAAAAACAAACTTCATAAACTCGTGATAACGATTAACATTGTCACTAAAATATTGCTGTGACTGCTCAACAGATTCTTTTAAATCTGCTAATCTATCACGATGCTTTCTTGCTATTTCAGACATTGCGTGCTGCTCCTGCGGCTATTCTTTTATTAAATGATTGCGATAGACTCTTAAACTTGTCTGCGCGACTAGTATCTTCTTTTTCAATAGAGTAGATAGTTTTATCGATTAGAGCAATTTTGCACGCATCATAAACAGTATCGCAAATATCGTCATTTCGATGTGTATCATTTGCTGTGATCTTGCTCATGTGTTCAATACACATTTTCACATGCCTGCCATTATTAGTGAATGATATTAACTTACTAGCAATTATTGGTTGTAATTGTATAAATCTATTTGACTTACTTCCTGAAGCACTACTTCTTTCTACAGCTCGTATTGTAATCGCTCTAATTTCACTTAAAACACTAACTAAAGTAACACCAGTTGATTTTTTTTCGATGGCTGCGATTTTAGGCGGTATTTTATGCCTCATGCACTCTTGCCAAAAATCCAAAAATGCTTGCTCTAAATCTTTGGGCTCGATACGAAGCTCTTGACAATCAAGCCAATGCAGCCCCATTTGTCCGGTTTTTCGACCCATTGTTTCTATTTCATATAGACCCCAAAAGCTAAAAACGGTCGCATCATTATAGCTTTTTGTTGTTTCTGCAGTGTCTGCTGTAATAAATGTACATAATATTTCGGGCTCTTCATCTAGTAATACAAATCCGCTAGGTTTAAATAAAGCGCCCCCGGCTGGTATTGGATTTTGCTGGTATTGACTTGAAAAAAGATAGGGAGACTTATCTTGGAGAGCTAGCAAATATTCTTTTGTTGTAACCTCCGGATGTAAAACATTCCCTGCTTCATCAAGAGATTTTAATATAACGCTACCCCATTTTTTTACATCTCTACCAGATGTGAAAAAGGCACATAAATCATCTTCGTGAACTCTTTGAGCTATAGAAAGAATTGGAACATTTATACCCCTTGGACGAGGTACAATTGTTTCTCTATAGTTTTCTATGACACCACTTCTAATTGTATCTGAATGCGCATCTTTAGGTTTCAAGCAATCATCAAGAAGAACTGCTCCGGAAAATCTATTTTGACTCGGTAGTCCAGCATTTTGACCTGTAATTCCTCCCGCTGAACCGAAAGCTTTTACAGCTCCGCCGGCCATTGTTTCAAAATGGTCTTTTGCTCTACTATCTTGCTTAAGATGAACATCAAATAAATAGCCATAAATTTTCGATTGCACTATTTGTTTAATAAAAGCAGTCTGCTTTGCTCCGAGTTCATGACTGTAAGAAATATATAAAAAATTGCAATCTGGATAATGTGCCCAGCTCCAAGCTACAAACATACTTAGCAAAGTACTCTTATGAGAACCAGGCTGTATATTGATATTTAAACATTGAGATTCAGACTTCAGATAAAATACTTTTGTTAACTCTCTGCAAATAGTTATGTGATGAGACTCGCGCCCAACGGGGTTACTAACTACAAATTCACGACCTGTTATATGCTGAAAAAAGAACTTAGTAAATTGCAGTAGAGAGCCTTTTAGCTGCGCTGCTAATAGCTCTTTATCTTCGTCTAGTTGCATTAATACTCTTTCTTGTTTTGCTCAAGAAGCTTTTTTTGTAGCTCTGCAATATCTTCTTTTAACTTATCATTATCAGCGTTAAGATTTTCAATTTGCTGTTTGTCGCCGTAAATTTTTGGAGCTAGCTTCGAAGCGGTCCATTTTCTAGTGTCAGATAATAGTCTTGCTTGAGCTATCATACCGCCATCAATTTTAGTCGCTCCATTATCATTATCTGTATATCGATGTTCGTCTAAATCACTAACGACATCTTCCAAAGATTCAGCCAACATTTCTGCTTGAAATTGTTTGGCAATCGTGTATTGACGAGAAAAGTCTTCTTTTTCCCAGCGCCAAGCATTAATAGTTTCTTTGTCTGGAAGCTCAGGAAACATAGCGCATAAACGACGCAAACCCAAGGGATGCGTTGCTACTAATTGGCATATTCTATCAGCTAACTTTTTATTATAAATCGAGGGCCTTCCCATTTTCGCCATTATCTTTTTCCTTCTCGACAATTTTCGGTTTAATTACTTTTTTACGAGAGCGTTTAACAACTACTTTTGGCCCTACTATTTCACCTTTCCCAAGACACAAGGGACATGTAACTTCAGCACCGCCCATATTCGTCATACTATAAGCAGAGCCTACTTTGTACATCTTTTTTCGACCCTGGCATCTAAAACATTTACGCATAAATCTCTCTATATATACTGCATTTTTGCAGACATTGTCTAATTATAGCATTAACAAAATTTATTATAAACTAATAAAAGACTAATTAACTTAATTAAAATATAGTTCAAACTTAATTAATTATTTGTTGACACTCAGCAAAATGATTGTATAATGAACACAACTTAAACGGAACAACAGAGACTTAAAGACATGATTAAATCATTTGAAGACTACGAAAGAATACAAGCGCAGATCGTAAATGGACAGGCAGGGTACATTTGGCATCACGGCCAGCAAGCACTACTAATTAAAGACGTTAGAGTCACGAGACAAGATATTATAAACGAGTTCCAGGCTGATTTTGAAGGCAGTCCATCAAGAAAAGAACTTAGCTTTGCATCAGGGCTTTTTGCACGCTAATTTGAGAGATAGCATGGCTATAGCATTACTATTATTCAGCACTGACGCGTTAGCAAGGGGAGGCGTTCATACGCAAGGCAACGGGGTGATTTACCTTTTTTGTTTTCTACTTGCGGTTGGTGTTGTCGATTTAATCAAACGAAGATTAAAGGGGTTTTTTAAGTGGGTATAGTGGGTAATTTTGCATGTGCTGGCGGTGTTTTAGTCGGTCTTTGTAATATGGATAAAGATTGGGGCGAATATTTGCTGTGTTTTATGGCGGGTGTGGTGCTTTTTGGGGGTTTGGGTGGGTGATTTTATGAGGGTGGGGGGGGATGGATGTAAGTCGTAAAAGATGGTCAACAATAGCAGATTTGATAAATGACAAAGCGGGTAAAACGATTATTAGAATCGATACGCAGACAGACACAGTTTATAAATTCGATGAGTCAGCTAATGCTTTCTTGTATGAATGTAATCTAGAGCAGACTTCTAAGCAAGAGCTTTATGATGAGTTTGTATAAAAACTTTAGGATGAATATAGAAATGGAATTATAAAATAAATTACTTAGCACTGATGAAGTTAGTTAAGTCAACGAGCGTATACGCGCGCAAAGTACGCGCGTTAATATCATTTAGTGTTTATCTTTATGAATAGGAGTGATTAGGGTGAATAAAAAAGAATTGGCGGCATGGCTAATGTCGGAGTGGAATACTGAAGATTTACTTAAATCAGAGCTAGAAGATTTAATATACCCAAGTCTTAATATTGATGATGACTGTAATAAAAAAGAATCATTGTTACTAGCGATTAGTCATAGATTAATTACGACTGATGACGTTAGTTATTATCATGATGTGATGATTGATGAATGCATTGAAATAATGAAAACATTCGGTTTGTCATTCCCAGACTCAAAGCAATTAAAAAGAACTAATCAAGCTGGCTACACGCAATCTCTTCTTGATTTTATCGATAAGAAATTAGCTAACGGACAATGGATAAGACACGAAAGTAATTTTTATTTAAACAACTAAATTTTAACAGGGTAAATATAATGGATATTCAAGAGCTACTAGATAGAGACAGTGATTACCAGCTTATCTTAGATGAGTTCAGCAAGATGGGATATAAAATAATATCCTGGGCTAATACAGAAAATACATCCGGACCCGATCTTCATGTGCAAAAAGAAAACTTAGTCCTACGTGTTGAAGTAAAGAAAGCTAGAACTAGGCCGGGTCGTAATAGCTCTGATACTCCTATCGTTGAAGAGGCTAGAAAAAATGACGACTTAATTGCAATAGTATTTCCTAGTAAATATGTATTAATAGAGACCATGAAGAACCACTTAAAGTGCTCATCTGAATACGGAACCCGTTCGTTTTATGGAATTTTCTAAGGCTGTTTTAAATGAAAATAATAACAGAACAAGATTATTTGGGTAAATATATTGCAATTGACACGGATACATATGACGGTGAAGTTGACGGCAATAGAATTACTGGATATTCAAGCAATAAATTATATGCGGTTTTGGACTTGATAGAAAAACTTGTTGAATACGAAATATACCAAGAAAAAGATATTTTAGATACTTTAGATGTCACGCACAAATTATAAATAAAAACAGGAAGCAATAATGAAAATACTTTTTTTTGTTCCATTATTTTTTTTGGTGTCTTGTGATTTTGGTGGCTCAGGAGACGGCAAAGGACTGGCATCAAGTTTGGCTCATGGATTTGCAGCCGGAGCCGGTGCGTCAGCTGGACATAAAGCTATTGAGCATGCTTCTTCAAAATACAAAGAATATAAAAAAAATAAAGAGACGCAAGGGTATAGAAGAACGGGATCGTTTAAAAGATTAAGGCATTAAAATGAATATGAAAAGAAATATTTTAAATATAGTTGGGTGCTTGATATCTGTATTATCACTGCATATTTATGGGTTTGTTGGATTCTTAATTGCTGTCACTGTAACGTACTCAGGTTTATACTATCTTGATTAAAGTCTTGTTATAATTTAATTAAAATTTAATTGACTTATCTTATTTTGGTTGTATAATGGACTCAACTTATACAGATTTGGTGAAAAAAATGGAACTATGGACTCAATACTTAGTAGAGAATCAAACAGCAAAAGAACTTATATCAGCATTAGATAATAATATTATTGCTATGAATTTCTCTGATGTTTTAGCTGAAGAGCTTGCGGAAATATCCGAGATATCACCCGCTCAGATATCAGAAGAAGAACTTGAAGAATCTATTGAAAAAGCCATTCAAATATTACTTGAAGATTGTCGAGAGATATCGATAGAAACGACAATGCAGCTTTGTGAGATTTATAAGATGACTACGCAAGAATTAATAGATAGAGACTTTGTAATAAGATGGAAAAATAAATTTTATCAGGAGAAATAAAGAAATGAATAATAAAATAAAATTCGAAGACATAAAAGATTTGTTAGTTAATGCGTTAAAAGAAATTGCAGGCGTATTACCAAAAGGAGATTATGATTTAGTGGATGGTTTTTCCTGGATAAATATAGGCTCATTAGGAGTTATGCCGATAGTTTGCTTAATAGAAAAAAATACCGGTTTAATTTATCAGTTTTCATTAAATAAAATTTTACCAAATATTGACGCCTCTCTTTTATCAATCGAAAGTGGTGATATTGATGCGCAAGGATAACTACTTGCTTGACGCAATAAGAAGACGAGAGAAATTAATGGTTAAGAAAAGAGTATTACGGAATGTAACGGGATTGTTAATTGTAGTGATGCTGGGCTCATGCATACTACTTGATTTTTATTTTATCTAAGGGGTCTAAATGAGTGAAAAGATAGGTGATGGTTTGTACCCACCAGGTTGTTATACAGAAAAGGACACGGTAATTGGTTTTCGTTCTCGTTCTACTAAACCTAAATACATAACTCTTGAAGATGAAAACTATTCAATAAATGTAATGGAAACAATTAAAGATACTACGTCAATGATTGCTAACATCAACAAAACAGTTACAGATATAAATGAAATCGTTATCAATATGCAAAAACAATTAAAAAAAATGGAGAAGTAAATGCTAAATAAATGCACGCTCATTGGCAATTTAGGAAATAATCCAGAGACTAAAGACTTGGGCAATGGCAGGCAGGTATGTACTTTCAGTGTAGCGACTAGTGAGAGCTGGAAAGATAAACAAACAGGTGAAAAGAAGACCGCTACCGAGTGGCACAAGGTAAATTTCTTTAGTCCTGTTGCTGAAATCTGCGCTAAGTATTTAAAGAAAGGTTCAAAAGTTTATGTCGAAGGCTCTATTCATACTAGAAAATGGCAAGACAACAACGGACAGGACAGATATAGCACAGAGATTAAAGGTCGTGACATGAAAATGCTAGGCGATAAGACTCAGCAGTCAGAGCAAGTACAAGAATATAAGCCTCAAGCTCAGCAACAAGCAGTACCTCAATCAAATTTTGATGACTATATCCCTTATTAGTTACCCCCAAATTCTGAGGATAACTATGTTGGTAACTCACTACATCCCATGCCAGCCCTGGCTTAAAGGAGCTGGCTTTTTTGTGGGCAAGTAAATTCTTTTATGATCAGTCAAGCTATCTTAGAAGTTTTTTTAATGACGATAATGCATCAGACCCTTGCTTAGTAACTCCCATTGCAAGCTTTGGCTTATCAATAAGCTTAGGAATCTCTCTTAATTTCTCACCATTCGATAGCATTTTCAAAGCTAAATCATATTTAGAAAAGAATATATCCCTAACCTCTTTGATTTGATATGGGCCTGAAGCGTCTAAAAGGGCTCGTGCTCCTGTTTCAATCCAAGAATGATAGACTGCCTTATGAGACCAAGTTTCGTCGTTGTAGCAAGGATGTGAGCGCCTTACAGCTTCTTTGTATGCTACTGCATGTGTTGGTGCTCCAAGAAAAGATGGTTCTGGTGTGCAGTAAGAAACAAATTCTCCTGGCGGTAGCAAGTATTTCAATCCAAGACGCCTGCATTTTTTCAATCCGTTCTCGATTAAATCTATGTTTGATAAACTAGACTCGACAAATGTTTTAAACCATTGTTCTTTACTTCTGCTTACTGTTTCTTTATCTGTCCAAGAAAAGCTATTAGCTGGAATCATCCCCTTGAGCTCATAAAAAATATTGTTTATAATTTTCTCGGTTAATGCAATTTGCTCGTTAGTCATCTCAGGTTGGCGAGCTTGCTCCTTATCTAAATCAACTTCAATTTCATTAAAACCTTTCATTTTAAAAACTCCTTAGTCCGTTAACTTTCTATTTAGCATTGTCTTAAGCCATCCTCGGTCATTAAATCCTAATGGGTCTCCTCCTTTATCATTCGTGTCAGTGAACCATGACGCCTTCAGTCCTACCCAACTATTTTCCACAGCTCTCTGGAAGCAATCAACAGGATTTAATCCTTGGTCAACGCATATACCAAGCTCTCTATTCAATCCCTTCATTGCAGTGACAGTCATCGTTGACTTTTTATTCTCTCTAATCACTAGCCAGTCATCAATCAAGTGTTTAGGTAGATTGTAATCATTGTTGTTTAAGACGATGGATAGATATCTTTCTTTCTTATTTTGTTTCTTATCTGTACTTGCAATAGCTACTTGCTTTGATTGTTCTCTTTCATCTCTGTCGTATTGAGAAAGCTCATCATTTCGGTAATCGTTATAGTTATTATTATTACTTTCTATGCTTTGTTTATTCTCTGCTTTGTATGTGACTGCTTTTACCGGGGCTGGTTTTTTGGGTAATGGTTTCACCGGAGCTGCTTTTTTCGGTAATGGTTCACATGGATCCGTATTGACACTTAGCTTTAATTCATAATTAAAAGAGGAAAACTTACCGGACGATCTTGATACAGTCTTGACCAAAGCATTTATAGACATGAGATAGTTAAGGTATTTTCTTATGGTGTCTTTGTTTTTATTGAAGTGAGAGCACAACTCTTTAACATTTATTTTCCAATCATCTGGCTTGCTTGACAGGTAGCAGTACACACCGAGAGATGATGGACATCGTATAGCTTGTAATGTTTCCGTTAATAAAATCGTGGCCCCAAGTTTTTCTTTTTTAAAAGTACCACTGAACTTTTCTATACTCATAAAAATTTCCTTTTAATTAATAAACAATTAATAATTAGTTGCTTTTCTTCTTAATCCGTGTACAATGAGCGCCCGATATGTGTGTTCTGCGCTCATTGCATGGATGGCCCCCGGCTTGCTCGGGGGGGTATGGATTGTTATTATTTTAATGGGCATTGATTTGGGTATTGATTGCAGTAATCCTTTATTTTATTAAGAATCACCTCATTATTGCCTTTATATTTATTTATTATTTCTTCTCTATCAGAAATTAATTTATTAAAATCTTCTTCTGTATCACAAATTATACTTTTATCATCTTTTGTTATCATAGATATCCCCATTAAAATTAATTACATACACAAATTTATTGCATTGGTTAAAAAATAGGCTTGCTTTAAAGGAGGGGGAGAGAGATAATATATCTGTTCTCGTTCCGTTAAACAGAACCGTGCAATCAAACGCTGGTTACGTTGTGATTGTGAAAATAAAAATACGTTATATATAGTCAAAAAGCAACAAAGGTTTGTTAGTCCTTTCCTTTGTTGCCTCCCACCTTAATATTTATAAATCTGATTTAAAAAAACCGTTAGATGCTTTTTCAATGCGACGTTGCATAGGTATAGGTATATACCCTATTTTCTTCCAATACATGTATGTATTTACCCCTAATCCTAGTTTTCTCATAGCATCAGCCCATGACTCATATTCATTTTTTATGTCTTTCATTTTCATTTTAGAACCCTTAAGTTAATTAATTATCTGTTGACATGTTAGTATATTTTAATTAATATGGCAATGAAATTAATTAATAAGGACTGAATCATGCAAACAAATTTTAACGACGGTATACATAATATATCAAACGATGAGTATCATAACTCGGACGGATTATCACGTAGCGCACTATGGTTATTTAAGAAAGCCCCGGCTTATTATTACCACAGATATATCAACCCTGATTATGTTGACCACAAAACTAATAACAATTTAATCATGGGAAACTTAGTGCATACGCTGTCCCTTGAACCACATTTATTTGATAAAGAGTTTGTTGTAAAGCCTACTTTGCCTGAGCTGCCAAAAGCTGGCTTGCTTAAAGACTTGGGTCGTGAAGAATTTGACAAGCAAAAAGATGCTAGGGCAAGAGTGGTCGCATCAAACAAAATATTAAGTGATGCCTTTGACTTATCATCAAAGCAAAAGCAGGTGATTACTTCTGATGTATACAACACAGCAAAAAAAATAGCGGGCTCAATTTTACAAAATGATTTCTCAAGGTCTCTAATTGAAAACTCAAAGATTGAACAGTCAATCTATTGGACGCATGAGGATACCGGCATACAATGCAAAGCTAGGCCTGATGCTTGGTTTGGTTCTATGATAATAGATGTTAAGACGACAGCCGATGCAAGCCACCGCGCATTTCAAGCAAGCGCATATAGTTACGGATATTTCTTACAAGCTGGAATGATAAAAGAAGCTATGAAATCTATCGGCGTAGAGATGGAGAAATTTATAATCTTATCAGTAGAGAAGACAGAGCCTTACGCTACTGCAACATTTATCTTGGATGATGAGTCTATTCAATACGGAGTAGATTTATTTAATAAACTTATGCATGACTTCAAGCAGTGTCAAGATGATGGAAAGTGGCCAGCTTATCCATTGCAAACTTTATCGCTACCAGCATATGCAAACAAAGAGGAACTATAACAATGAATAATAACCTAACAAAAATAGATGAGAGCCTGCTAAGCGAAAGTAAATTTGAACATGCTTTTCGCATAGCCAAGATGATGAGCACAACGCAATTGATACCAAAAGCTTTTCAAAACAAACCAGCTGATATATTAATTGCTTTCGAATTCGGTAGGTCACTTGGTCTTGGGCAGTTGCAAGCAGTGCAAAACATAGCAGTAGTTAATGGGCGCCCTTGCTTGTGGGGTGATTCAGTTCTTGCAGTATGTCAAGGAAGCCCAGACTTTGAATATATAAAAGAGGCTGAACTTAAAGATGATAAGGGTGAGCTCTCTGGTTTCGAATGTAGAGTTAAGCGCAAGTCATACCCAGAAGAAACAGTAAGGCAGTTCACTGTTGAACAAGCAAAGAAAGCTGGGCTATGGGGGCGCAACACATGGGCTTCATATCCTGCTAGAATGTTACAGATGCGAGCCCGTGGATTTGCTTTACGTGATACATTTGCAGATGCGCTTGGCGGTATATCTATGCGTGAGGAAGTAGAAGATTACGTAAAAGAAAAAGACATCACTCCAAAGAAAGATTTACAGAAAGAGTTGTTAGATATAGTTAGTAAAAACAAGAAAGAAATTGTAGATTAATAATAATTAATGCCATGATTGACTGTTGAAAATGGCAGTCAATTGACATAAAATAATGATTTAATTGGCAAACATATGACACTCGAATCTCTAAAAAATTATTATAAAAATTCTTACGAGTTTCAGAGGAATACAGGAATGAGTCACAATAACTGGCCAAATTGGGAGTTAAAGGGATATATACCTATAATCTCACAAATCAGAATACAGAAAATAACAAAAGGTATTTTTAAGGCTTGTTTAAGCGATACGAACGAAGGATTAAATTAAATAATCACATTGGAGTTATATAAATGATAGGGATAGTTAAGTGGTTTAATGAAGCTAAAGGATTCGGGTTTATTGTCGCTGATGGAGTTGATTATATAGCTCATTATAGTGAAATTGATGGGGTAGGATTTAAGACGCTAGAAGATGGGCAAAAAGTTAAATTTACGCCAAAAATATCACCAAAAGGCGGCGTTGCTAAAAATATTTCAATCACTGATAAGTAAGCTAGATATAAATACTGAGGCTATGCACAGGTTATATGGATATCTTGTGCATGCAAAAAGGCTATGCACAACAAAACTAAACATCTCCTGATAAATAAGAAAGAATAGTTGATTTTGCTTCTTCAAATCCATAGCAAGTGGCTGTGAAATACCCTTGAGAAGCCATGTTTTTCATAAATGTTTTCTGGTTTTCGGTAAGTTTATTTTTTCCTGCTTTTAATTCTAGCCACATACCAGGATATTTTTCAGTAGTCACGCCAATAAAAATATCGGAAACACCTGATTTTACACCCATTCTTTTAAGCAATCTTCCATAAAAAGGACTTGCTTTTCTTTCATTGGCAATATGAAACGAGTATGGCTCTAAATCTTTCCTAGTTCTTATCCAATCAAAAATTGTTATTTGGTGTAAAGTCTCTGGACCAAGTTTCATTCCTCTTCTCTTATCATATTAGCAATATCTTTTGCTCTGCTTGGTACCTGTTTTGCCCATTTACTATCAAGAGCTTCAATAGCAGCAGTTTTATAATCTTTAATATCTAGAGCTTGAATCATTTTACGAAATCTAAGCACTTTAGTAAGACCAAGATTAAAGTTCATGTTAACTAAAGCATCTTTAATAACTTGAGGTTGATTTAAATACCATGAAAAATGACTAAGTTCTTTTTTGCATCTATCAATATCATTGTTTAAAAGGTATAACGCCTCATCATGACTAATACCGTTATCTTCAATGTTTCTTCCGTAACCAATGCTAATTTTATCTGCGCTGCATTTATAAGGTAGTAAACGAAGACCCTCATGGTCCATTAATTTTTTTTGAAGTTTATCCATTTATCACAAATCCTTATAAATAATGCCCACCATTAAGATAGGCATTAAATATTTTTAGAATTATACAGCTGGAGTTATTGCTATCCATGACACTGTAGTTGAAGCACCTGGATCCGCGCTGAATGTAACCGTTAATGTATTAGCGGTTGGCACTGCTTTTGTAATGCTAACTGAATTAGTAGAGGCAAGGATAACAGCCGTTACAATGCTTGTTGCACCGATTCCTGTTGCAGTAAATGCATTAGATGTTCCGCCGCCAGCATAAGCCGAAGTAGTATTAGCTAGTACCGCAAATCCACCATCTTGCAAAATTCCATCAGTGCCGCTAGCTGTCACAACATTACCGGATACTAAGGCTGCCGGAGCTACAGCAATATTAGCAGTAGCAGAGCCACCATCAGGAATGCTATATACAGAAGCTTGGCCATGGTCAGCGTTACTAATAGTAACTAAAACATCAGAGCTAGAATCTACCGCTTTAATAACTAGACTTCCACTAGCTGCTGTTGAAGGAAATAAGTTTAATAACCCCTCTGTTCCACTAGCACCTAAAGTTAAATCACCTAGATTAACAACGTCAGCAGCCTCACCAGACACTTTTCCTGTTGTATTTGTGAAATGAGATAATGCATTTGCAACAGTTGGCAATACAACATCACCAGCACCAGCGCTAGGAACTAAGGACCAGTTATCGCCAGATTTAGACAGCTCATACAAAGCCACTTGAGTACTTGCTGCTGATGGAGAAGTCTTAACGGTTACTAAAGCCATATCACTTTCAGCTAAAGGAATGCCAAACTTTTGATTTAAACTATTTAAAAATCCCGTTGCCGTTACTTCGGCTACAGTATTATTTGTATCTATATAAATAAATTTAGGAGAAACACCAGACATACCGGCTTGGTCAACTTTTACATTTAAAATAGGCATTTTTTATCCTTAAAATTAAGTTAAATTAAAATTTCTATTGCTACTTGCTTTATATATCCAGTATTTTTTTATACTTCATTTTATTTTCCCTTTAAAGGTGCTTCATTCTCTTTAGAAAAATCAATGTCAATCCCCTGGGTCCTTAAAATTGCTTCTGCTGCTTGCTCGACAGGACCATCATTAACTTTAGTCATAATATACCCTCCAGCTCCGACAGCAAAGACTACACCGATAACAATGTATCTAATTATATTTAATTTACCCATAACAATTCCTTATTTGAAATGCCATTAAAGGGAGCCGTTAAGCCCCCGCACATTAAATAATTACTGGTATATGGTATGAGGAATAGCTACAACATCAGCCATATCTATCATTTCCAAAGAAGCAGCATATTTAATTTGTATGACATCATCATCAGCATGATGAACATTTAATATATCTTTTACATATGCTTTTAGATTATTAACGTCATCAACTTCTAATACATACGC